AAAGCCAGTGGCTTACTGGCAAAAACCTTAAAATAATAATTATTGGAGTAAGTATCATGTCAGTACATATAGCGGTAAGTGATTTATTTTTTAACGCAGAAAAAAGTGATTTATCAATTTACCCCGTCTCAAAAGATTCGGTTGATTATGAAAAATTGGTGATTGATGCCAACAGATTTCTGGAAACTTTAGCTTATATTTGCTCGGTAGACCTACCAAGTACAGAAGAATTGGTGGACGATTATATAGCCAGAATCTAGCTAACAAAGCCACTCTTAAGCCAACAAAGCCACCCTAACCAGTGGCTTTTTTATTGCCTAAAATCTTATAAAACCACAATAAAAATTATTTTAAACAAAATAAAAAATAATAAAGCTTGTGTTTAAATTAATTTTGCTTTAATATTAACCCATGTTTTGAACTTCTCGAAACAACTAAAAAACAAAGGTGAATATCATGTCAGCATCAGCAAAAGAACAATTAATAACAGAATTAACAGCGTTAGGCTTAAGAATCGCAAGTCAAGATGAAAGCGGTTGGTACTACGGGCGTTCAGGCGTTTGGGTTACTAAAATTTAGTATCAATGTTTTTAACCCCGCCAGTGGCTTACTGGCAAAAACCTTAAAATAATAATTATTGGAATAATATCATGGCAACCTTAGTAAGCGCGGTAAAAAAAGAGATTAAAAAAGCGGTAAAAGCAAACGGTTCACATATTGGCACTGTAAAACACGCTTTAAGCATTCAATTTCCAAGTGTTGATTTTGCTGATTTTGAAAGTTTTACTAAAAATGAGCTTGCTAAAAAATACGCTAACGCTTAAAACCACAATCCCGCCCGTGCGTATTTTGCGCGCGGGTAACTTAAAAAAGGAAAAATATCATGGCAAAATCATCAATAAAACCTACTTACAAAGGCAAGCCTGCAAAAGTTTTTCAGGTGGCAAGGTTTAACGGTAAAAAAGAGGATGTATCAAGTCGTTTTGCTGGACAAGAAATAACAGATGCTGATATTGAATATGAGAAAAAACAAGCGTGGGAAGTTATGAATACCGATACGCCTGTCAATGTTTATTATGAAGTTGTGGTTTAAGGATGGCATCATGGCAAAAAGATACGACTTCCCTAACGCAGTAATTTTAGTCACCGACAGTCGGCGGTGCTTTGAAATTCCCAAGTGGTGCTTGGTAATAAAAGTTGAAAGAAGCAGGTCTGAGGTCGCAGGTGCATTGTTAGAATTAAGAAAATTTAATCGGGGTAAAAAATGAGTTACGCAAAAGCAATGAAACACAGTATTAGAGCATCAAGAAAACAGGCTAACGGAATTATGTTTTCAACACTTGGAAAAAATGAAAGGCGTTTATTTCCGCGTCTAGGTGCCGCGTGGTATGAAGAAGGTAAAGACAAAAAAAGAGCCGAGTTCATAGCGGAGTGGCATAGAGAAACGGTGGCTCTTTTGGCAAGCGGTGCGTGTATTTTAGCTGACACTGGCGGCAGAACATCTGAGCAAATAAATAAAATTTTAGGGGTGTAAAATGGCAATTCAAGGCAATGACGGTTTTTTAAAAACCAGAAAAGAAAGTACAGGTAGACCTAGAATAGCGGATGAGCTAAAAAAGGTCTATGTTGGTTTCATGGTTGAGCCAAAACATAAGGCGTGGCTTGAAAGCCTTAACAAAGGCGAAAAGTCAGAAAGGGTAAGGAAGGCTTTTGACGCGGCTATGGAGATTGAAAATGCCATTGTATAACGACCACTTTCAGAATTTTAAACGGTACAACGTACCCCGCGCACAACTAATCATTGCTGACATTCCTTATAATCTTGGCATCAATGCGTATGCCAGTAATCCTAGCTGGTATGAAGGGGGGGATAACGCTAATGGTGAAAGCGACAAAGCAGGAAAAGAATTTTTTGATACTGATAAGGACTTTAAGCCCGCTGAGTTTATGCACTTTGCGAGCCAGCTTTTACGACCAGAGCCGAAAGAAAAAAACAACGCGCCTTGCATGATTGTTTTCTGTGCTTTTGACCAGCAAATGTATTTAATCGAATTGGCAAAAAAGCACGGCTTGCCAAACTACATTAACCTTGTTTTTCGCAAAAACTTTTCAGCACAAGTATTAAAAGCCAATATGAAAATAGTCGGCAATTGTGAATACGGATTGGTTTTTTATCGTGATAAATTGCCAAAGTTTAGAAACAACGGCAAGATGATTATGAACTGTATCGATTGGGAGAAAGATACGCAAAGCCCGAAAATACACCCAACACAAAAGCCAGTGAAACTGTTGGAGCTGTTAATTAATACATTTACCGATGAAGGCGATGTGGTCATTGATCCGTGTGCTGGTAGCGGTTCTACGTTAGTAGCGGCTCAAAACTTACAGCGCAAAGCCTTTGGGTTTGAAATTAAAAAAGACTTTTTTGTAAAGGCTGGCAAATGGCTTGAAATAAATAATCAGCAGCAAACCATCTTTACTGAGCTTGCGAAACTTAAGCAAACATCGTTTACTGATAAAGACTAATTACTCTATTAGCCACACAAAACCGCCCCAACAGGCGGTTTTTTTATGCTTTTTATAAACAAGTGGTTTATAATGCAGATACAATGCCTAGAAAAAAACAGATTCACGCAGCCCAGACCGATATGATACCCGCAGAGAAAAAAGATATTCCTGCGGACGATGTGCGCTTGTTTTTGAAAAACTTAACTTTGCACAATATGCAATCGTTAAAAGGCAAAATCCCAACCGCTACCATTCTTGAACACAAAATAATTCAGGAAGCGATTAATGCGGCTGCTAAGGGGGCTGGGGTTGAAAATGGAGAGGGATTATTAGCCGAGGCTACACAGACTGTAAAAGTGGAGATTGTCGGTGTCAAATCACCCAATACAGATACCTGATAAACTCGCTCCTTTATTTTCAGAGCCACACCTATATGACGTTATTGGCGCGTATGGTGGGCGCGGCAGTGGTAAAACAAGAAATTTTGCAACCGTGCTTTGTTTTAAAGCTTTAGAATTTGCAAGTCGAAACATTACAGGCGTTATTCTTTGTTGTCGCGAGTTTATGGTGTCGCTTGATGATAGTTCGATGCAAGAAATCAAAGACGCGATTGCTAACGACCCTGTTTTAACACTTGGTTTTGATGTGGGGGAAAAGTACGTTAGAACAAAATGCCGCAAGGTTCGGTTTATTTTCAGGGGTATGAACCGAAACCTAAACAGCTTAAAATCCACCAGCAGAATTTTAATCTGTTGGGTAGACGAGGCGGAGGCAGTAGGTGAAAATGCTTGGCTAAAGTTAATCCCAACTTTACGCGCCGAAGGTGATGATTACAGCTCGCAACTGTGGGTTATCTGGAATCCTGAAAATGAGGATTCTGCCACCGAAATGCGGTTCAGGCATATTACAGACAGCCGAATAAAAACAGTTGAAATAAATTGGCGCGATAACCCTTGGTTTCCTGCGGTGCTAGAAAGAGAGCGGCTAAGGCACAAGGAAAACGACCCTGCAACCTATGCCCATGTGTGGGAAGGCGAATATTTAATTCTTTCAGACTCGCAAATCCTTAGCGGCAAATGGGACGTTAAAGAATTTGAACCTGATTTTACTTTTGGTAATCCTAAGTTCGGGGCTGACTTTGGATTTAGTCAAGACCCATCAACACTGATAAAATGTTGGGTTAAGGATAACGTGCTTTATATCAGTGATGAGGCTTACGGTATAGGTGTTGAATTAAATGATTATGATTCGTTTTATAACCGCATAAACGGCAGTAAAAAAGGCGTTATTTATGCGGATAATTCGCGCCCAGAAACAATAAGCCACATTAGGCGCATGGGCTACAGTATCAAGTCGTGCGATAAATGGGCGGGTAGCGTGCAGGATGGTATAGCGCATTTACGCGGCTATAAACAAATAATTATTCACCCACGTTGTAAAGAAACGATAAAGGAATGTCGTTATTACAGCTATAAAATCAATGAACGCACTGGAAAAATAACTACTGTAATAGTTGATAAACACAATCATTGTATGGATGCAATCAGATATTCGCTAAACGATGAAATCAAACAGAGCCAGTCGGCTTACACCCCAATGAGGATTAAAGGTTTATGACAATAGACAACGAACAGTTTTTGCTTGATGCCTATTACGGCACGGGCGGCTTTGCAAACAAAACAATGGGTGGCGATGCGAGTTATTTAAAAAAACACGTCAATGAATCAGAAGAAAAATACACGCGCCGCAAAGAAACCTGTACATATACTAATTTTGCAGAAACGATTGCGGGTATTTATCAGGGGTATTTGTTTAAATCACCACCCCGCCGCGCCGCAGCAAATGATATTGAACAGGTTTTTATTGAAAATGCAGACGGGGCAGGCACTGATTTAAACAATGTTATAAAAAACATACAGTTAATGAGTTTTATCTTAGGGGAAATCTATATTCTTGTGGATAGACCTGCCGAACAAGCGGATAACGCCGCGTCCGAAAAGCCCCCTTACATTGCATTTAGAAAAAAATCTCAGGTCGCAGAGGAAAAGCTTGATGCAATGGGTAATCTTGTTTCAATCACGTTTGCAGAGGTTGCGCCCGATGAGAAGCCGTTAAAAAGAACTTACACAACAACAGGATGGCAGATTGACCGCGATATTTATGAAAACGGCATTGTTAGTCGTGAATATGATTTTGGGCGTGTTCCGGTCATAAAGCTTACCTCGCACCGATTCTTAATCAATGTTGCGGCACAATCACTTAAGATGTTTAACCTTGAGTCAGAAATGGACGAGCTACTAACATCACAAGCGTTCTCTATTTTGTATATGTTTTTTACGGATATTCACGCTTACAACGAAGCAAAAGCCGCCGGGGCATTAACGCTTGGCACTGAAAATGGCATTGCGGTCATTGGTAACAA